GATTTTGAAAAGCCTGAGTCTTATAGCGAAGATTTAATTGAAGCTAAAAAACAATACAATTTATCAGAAAGAAAATATTGTATATTGAGGAAGCCTACCAGTCAATGGATCAGAAGAGCCAACGAACTCCTTCAGGCTAATTTCGATCATAAAAGAGTATTCTTTGCGGGCAGAGCTATAAATAATAGTTATCATGAACAAATAAAAAAGAAAATACCTATTAAAGATTTGAAATTTTCGACTTTCGCTGACGCAGAGGAGAAGCAAAGTTCGGGAGCTAAAATGATAGATTTTGTTGAACATCAACAAGACATGATGGAGTTGGTAAAAACTCAATGTGCATTAATACAAATTAAAACCTCTCCACAAGGAAATCAAACCTTTGACCTCCCTGATACTCTAAAGAGGACCACGGGACCGCATAAAGCGAGAAAGGACGCTTATTCGGCTATGGTGTTAGGCAACTGGATGATAAAAGTATACTATGATATAATGTCTTCGACCGAGAAAAAGGTGGTTGCAGGATTCACCCCTATGTTCATAAAATAGAAAGTTAGAAAGTTAACTTTTAGACTTTTGATCGACTTTCGTGTATCATATATACAATGAGCAAAAGAAAGTACCAAAAAAAATCCGAATACTGGGAGAAATTTAATAAACCTATAACGGACTTAATGCAAGGAAATGATGTGAATCCAGGTATTCCTCCTGCATCAGCTGGAGAAAGTTTTTATGTTTCTTCTGCTTCTACTGGAGGCTATTCGAGGAATGGGGGCGGATCATCGACATCGAGAAGAAGGAACTCTACAGCTATTTCTTCTAAAAAATATAGGTTTGAGAATATAGCCCAAGGAATGCTTCCGTTTAGCGTTTCTTCTGACGGGGTTGATGTTAAGGAGTCTATAGAGCTTTGCCAGAAAGCCTATGCTAATGTCCCTATATTTAGGAATGCTATAGATATTATGGCAGAATTAGCTAATTCACCCATTTATGTGGAACAAGGAAATGAAAAATCAAGGACTTTTATAAAAAAATGGTTCTCAAAAATAAATCTCTGGTCATTAAAAGATCAATTTTTTAGAGAATATTATAGATCTGGAAATATATTTTTGTATAGAATGGATGGAAAATTTAATTCTGAAGATTTTTCAAAATTGCATAAAATTTACGGATCAAGCTTTCTTGATAAAGGGGAGATTCCAATAAAATATACAGTTTTAAATCCTTACGACATAGTTGCTTCCAGAAGTACTACTTTTGATATAAACTGTTACAAGAAAATATTATCTGAATATGAGTTAGAAAGACTTAAAAACCCAAAAACTCAGGAGGATGAAGAGATATTTAACTCTTTGCCTGAGGACACGAAAAAAAGAATAAAGCAAGGGGGTTGGTCTAGCGACGGAGTCTTAATGAACTTAGATCCATCGAAGCTTTGCGTTTCTTTTTACAAAAAACAAGATTACGAACCATTCGCTATTCCTTTTGGATTCCCAGTTCTAGATGACATTAACTGGAAGATGGAGTTGAAAAAAGTTGATCAAGCGATTAGTAGAACTATAGAGAATGTAATACTTTTAATTACAATGGGGACCGATCCAGATAAGGGCGGAATTAATCCTAGCAATATGCAAGCAATGCAATCTCTTTTTCAGAATGAAAGTGTTGGAAGGGTATTAGTCGCAGATTATACAACTAAGGCTGAGTTTGTCCTTCCTGATATAGGTAAAGTAATTGGTCCAGAAAAATATCAAATAGTTAATGAAGATATTAGACAGGGACTTCAGAATGTAATTGTGGGAGATGAGAAATATAAGAACACCCAAGTAAAGGCTGAGATATTTTTAGAAAGATTAAAAGAAGCCAGACAAGCTTTCTTGCATAATTTTCTTCAACCTCAGATAAAATTAGTTTGCCAGGAAATGGGATTTAAAGTTTACCCTACGGCTAGATTTGAGGAAATTGACATTAAGGATGAGGTTCAATTACAAAGGGTTGTTACTCGATTAATTGAAATGGGAATACTCACTCCAGAGCAAGGAATTAATGCTATAAAAACTGGCATATATCCAAACTCAGAAGAAATAGAGCCCGCTCAGGAGAGATATATCGAAAAAAGAAAAGAAGGTATGTATAATCCTTTGGTCGGAGGTATTCCAATGATAGATGTCGATGGAGATGGAGAAGTTGACACCGTACCGACTGGAGATGATAAAAGTTCATCAGGCCCTAAATCAAGCGGAAGGCCAGTAGGAAGACCAAAGGGGACAACTGGAATACCAAGACAAGTAAACGCTTCTGATCTTTATTCAAGAAAAGATATACAAAACATTGTCTATAAAATTGAGAATTTAGAAAGTCATGCGTCAAATAAGATGAAGGAGCATTTTAAGTTGAAAGAATTAACTCCTGATCAAGAAAAGCTAGCAAGACAGTTGTGCGAATCTGTGGTTTTATCTAAAAGTCAAAATTTATGGACAAGAACTGTATCTTCATGCGTGAAAAATTTAGACAAGATAGAAAAGCTATCTGTTTTACCTGAAATATTAGAAGAGTCTAGCAAGCATGAAGTGGAGTGCTTTCCAGCCGCTTTATTGTATCATAGCAAAAAAAAAGTGAAAAGTAAATAAAAGCTTGTGTAATAGATTTTTATATGAGTAAACCTTACAAGTATAAAGCTGAATTCACTAACTTGATCTCAGCATCCTCAATAGGAGAACAGGAAGTTGATCGAATAAGCAAGGCTTCTTTAGACAGCTTGGTGAGTCTAATACCTGAGGGTATAGATTTAGAGAAAAACATTGATATCATGGCTGTTGCATTTAATGCGGCTGTGGTGAATAAGTTTAACAAAAATCATGATGGCATGTCAACAGATACTGCTCTTGCGGTTTCTGAATATTTCAAACATAAGCCCACTAACATCGAGCATAATAAAGACAAGGTCGTTGGGCATATAGTATCTTCAGGGTTTTCTTCTTATGGAGATAATCAAATAATAAAAAAAGATGACATTAGTGGACTTGATCCTTTTAATATCTCTTTGGCTTCTGTTATATATAAAGTAGCTAATAAAGATTTTGCGAATCTTGTTGAGGAGAGCTGCGATCCATCTAGCGATAAATATAATATAGTTTCAGCTAGTTGGGAAATAGGTTTTAATGATTTTGTCATTGCTTTGGGCAGTAAAAATTTAAACGAAGCGGAGATTCTTACTGATGAAAAACATATTAAAGAGTATAAACAATATTTAAAAGCATTTGAAGGACAAGGAAAGACTAAGGACGGAACTGAAGTATATAGATTAATTTCAGGATCTGTATTTCCTTTAGGGATTGGTTTTACCGCCAACCCTGCTGCAGAAGTGAAGGGTTTAATCTCTTTAGAGAGTAAAAAAAAAGAAGAGGTAAGTCTTGAAAAAGAGATTGAAGTAGAAGAGGATCTAAGTGCAGAAGTCGAAAAAATTGAAATTAATACAGAAGATTTTTTAAAAAAAATAAAAAATTATAAAAAAAATCATTCACATATTGAAAAAACGCATGTAACTTCTGACAAAGCAATTTTATCATTGAAAAACAAAATGGACATGAAAGAAATAATCGAACAACTCAAAGAAACTATCGAAGCTTCATCTGCTGATAAGTTTTCCGAAGAGGCTGTAGCTAATATCGTAAAGGTAGTTTCCGACGCAATACGCGAAAGAAGTGAAGAGTACGTAAAAGAGAAAGCCGAAATCGAAAAACAAAAAGAAGATGTTGCTCAAGCAAAACAGGATGCCGACGAAAAACTCCACAAGATGGAGGAAGAGTTAGCTTCCGCAAGAGATCAATTGGCCGAAGTTCAAGCTGAACAAAAAGCCGCCGCCGCTCTCGACTTGTTTAATAAAAGAATGGATTCTTTTGATTCTGAATATGAATTGTCTGACGAAGATAGGCAAATCATTGCGGAAGACTTGAAGACTGTGGATCAGGCCGATGAGAGTTTTGCTAGTTATCAAAAAAGAATTGGAATAATTTTCAATCACAAAAGCAAACAATTCATTGAAAATCAAGAAAAATCTTTCGAAGAAAAAATACAAGCTGAAATAGCAAAAAGATCCGAAGCATCAACAGTTGTAGTAGAAGAAGTTAAAACAGAAGCTGTAGAAGAAAATCAAGAAGAAGAAATTGAAACTGCCCTTGATCAAACTGAAGCTACTTCCGAACAACTTCCTTCTAATAACGGAGCATCCGTTGAAAAAGAATTATCTCTTAAAGAAAAATTTGAAAAAGCATTTTCAAAAGAATCCATAACAATTAAATACTAAAAAATCATGGCACACAGACTATTACCTTTCAGACAATACGACGAAAACGACGTCATTAACCTATACGCTCTTGACGCAGATAGCGTTGCTGCGGGAGGGCTTAAAGCCATCCAGCCTTCTGTAGATGACATTAATGCAGATGGAGTTCTTGTTTCAGTAACAAACGGAAACATGAATGACAATGAAGTTATCGATGTTAGCGAGGACAATCGCTTCATGGCTAGCTACGATTCTCCTGTTGGACGTAACCCTTATCCGACTAACCCTCTTAAAGTTGCCCCCGCAGTTTCTGGAGACGCCGTATTAGGAGTAACTCTTAATCAAACGCTCGCCGTTGACGAAAACGGAGAGAGCTTGCTTTTTAACCCAGTAAAGAAAGACGAGCTTCAAGCAGTTCTTTCTGGTCAAACTGTACCAGTTCTTACTAAAGGAGTTGTGACAGTTCATGCGAATGGCGTTGACGGATCTCCCGCAGTAGGAGACAAGCTTTCCGTAGGATCCCCTGGTAAGTTCAAGAAGTTCTTATCGAGTGCTTCTAAGGATATGGACGACATTTTAGGATCTGTTATTGCTACTGGACACAGAGGAGCAAACAAAACTGGTCCTTCTTATGGAGCAATTAATAATGATTTCCAGAGTGGAATTTATTATGTAATCAAGCTATCTTGCTAATCACTAACTTTTAAAAATAGAAAAGGCTTATATAAAATGAATATCACACTAAAAAGAACCGACGAGCAAGTAGAACTGGTCAAGGCAATGGCTTCACGCGACAGAAATGTTGCATACGAAGCTCAAGAAGCTTTAGCTGCATTTATCGGACCTGTTGTCGCTGAAGTAGTAGACAACGCTCCTACGATCAGTAACTTGTTTAACCCCTTTCAGTTTGCTGCTGATGATAACCCCAGTATTCCGCTCGATCTCTACTATGATGTATCGGACGAAGACTACATTAAGGTTTATAGCACAAATGCTGCAGGCGGACTTCCTTCCAGCCACGTAACTCCAACTCATAGTGAGTTGAAGCTTGCCACTTACAGACTTGAGAGTGCTGTTGACTTCGACAAGCGCTACGCTTCTCGTTCCAGACTTGATGTAGTAAGTAAAAGCATGACTCGCTTGGCTCAAGAGATCCTTATTCAGCAAGAAAATGCTTCTGCATCTTTGCTTCTTGGAACTATCGCAGATAATTCAAACAAGCTGCTTACTTCTTCCACTTTTGCTAACCGCTTCTTGCTTGATGATTTCAACAAGATGCTTACCAAGATGAAAAGGAATAATCCTTCTTGGAGCGGTGGTACTCCTGAGCGTACTCGTGGCATGACTGATTTGATCGTTTCTCCTGAGATCGTTCAAAGCCTTCGTGAAATGGCTTACAATCCAATTAATACCAAGGGTGGAGTTCAAACTGCTGCTGGTACTGGCGCAAACCAGACAACCGAAACTGCAATTCCTGCTACTGACGAAATGCGTCAAGCTATCTACAATAGCGCTGGACTTCCTGAGTTCTACGGAATTTCCATCATGGAAATTTATGAACTTGGTTTAAACGCTAAGTACACCAAGGTTGCTAAAAAGCTTCTTGGAGGCACAATGACAAGAGCCGACGTTTGCCTTGGTCTTGACAGGTCAAGAGAGTCGCTTTTGAGAGCTGTGGCTGTTGATGCCGAATCTGGCACAACAATGAGTGTTTCTGCTGATGATCAGTATGTGACTCGCTCTAAGAAGATCGGATTTTACTCCGAGCTTGAAGAAGGTCGCACAATCATCAATGATAGTGCTATCTTAGCCATTCAGGTTTAAGAGTATTTCACATTCTTTTGCAAAAAGTCCACCTTTATGGTGGATTTTTTGTTTCTAGATATTATAATATATGTGTACCCTAATATAAAGGATTAAATTATGACAAAAAAGACAACTACAAGAAAAACAAAAGCAACAACTCGTAAGGTGAATAAAAAACAAGAGACCGAAGTGTTTTTAGCGAATGGAAAAATCGAACAAGACCACAACTTAGCTAAAGATATTGAAGATATTCTTAACGCTCCCAGAAATCCATTTGGAGTTGAATCTTTAGAAAATTTGGAGGAAAGGTTAGCATCTATGAATATTAGAGAGATGCAAGAAATGGCAGTTAACGCTAGTGTTTTTCCATCTGGAAATAAGACCACTCTAAAAAATAAACTGAAAAAAGAATTCAAAACAAAATTCGGCAGTCTAAACAGGCCGTTACACAACTCTCAAGTGGAAAAACCTATTGTTGATCCAGATTCGGAGGTCGCTAAAGATATAATAGATATACTTAATGGAAAATGAGCTATTATTTTTCACCATCTTTAAACGAAGTAGGTAATTTAGCTACTGGAATATTTAAGTATGATTTCGATTCAAATACTGGATCGGTGTCGATGGACTATATATCAGGATGGTTGCAAAACAACATGGGCGAATTAAATGTATTAATTCATACTTGTTACAGCGGAGAAAATCCAGGATTAAGAGTTGAGGAGCAGGCTATTTACAGGCAAGTTTTTCTAAAAAACTATTATACAAAGCTAGGGAGAAGCGCTTTAATGGGAGTTTCGACCAGCTCAAGCAGTTCAAGCTCGAGCGGGTCAGGGTCAATAGTTACTTCTGATTGGACTGAATTAAGAGATGGAGATAGTGTAATAAAAAGACAAGCTATGTTAGCAAGCCCAGCAACAAAAGTAACCGCATCAAGAACATTCTCTTCATTTGCTCAAGACGCTGATTATACATTAAGGGATTTGTTGCAAAGATATACCTCTTACAGGGGCGGACCCAGGCAAGTCGCTGGGAAAGATTCTCCTGAATAAATTACTGCCCAGCCATTTCCATTAGGTCATTCATATTTAAGGTTCCGCCTTTCTTCTTCGCTTTCTCGTGCAAGGACACTCCACCTTCAGCCTTTACAGGATTGACTCCCATGTATTCATAATCTTCTTTAGTAGCTCCTACCACTGTAGTTGCCCCTCCTTTTTCCTCGTGCCTGTCCAGTTCTTCTTTTCCTTTGTTTGAGGTTGAGGCGAAGTCTATTAATGCCTTTGGATCTTTCCTGATCTTTTCAGGTATATTTTCATTATTATCAAAAATCGATTTAAAAATTCTAGCGAATATAATTAATTTAACTTGATGGTTCGTTAATTCGCAGACAGGTTTGCCAAAAAACTGCATTGTGTCTTCGCTGAACGACATAAAGGGAAAAAAGAAATCTTCTAATATAGTTTTTTGTATGTTATCCTCAGAAAAAACAGAAAAGTGCTCGTTGTGAATATTTACTAATTCGCTTAATCTACTATATCCAACATCATCAAATTCTTTTTCTTCATAAAGTTTTGTGGTTAATTTTTCGTCGCTATAAAAGCTCGTCATTATATAATAATCATTAGCTCTTTTCTTGGAGTATTTTTCGCAAGTTTCGCCTAGCAATTCGTTTTTTTCGTTGATTTTTTCGTCTAGCTTTTTAAGCTCAGTGTTTATTAACCTCTCTTGATTATCTATTTGAGATTTTAGAATTAATTGAGACTTACCTTTGTATAAATTTTCTACGTAAGATTTTTGAGTCGAGAGAAACTGCTCGTCCTCTCTTGTCCATAATTCATCTTTAATTATTTGATCAAGAGATTCTTGCTCCGTCTTTAAGCCCCTTGCTTGAGCTTTATTAAAAAAGTTCTCTTCTATATCCTCCAGGTTAACTTGGTCGTGAGTTGTTAAGTGCTTTATGAATATAAGCTCTTCACCATGAAAGACTTTGGTAAAACCTTGAACTACATCTCTAAAAATTTTTCTATATAAAGTAGCTTCACTCTTAGACATTTCCCGATTCTATATCTTCATTCAATTTGTCAAAGTCTTCTTGAGTTGCGTTTGAGCTAAAATACCAAAAACTTAAAATTGTAGATAATTTATCCTTAGAAATATCGAAGATATCGTTTCCTCCCTCATCTAGATCGTAATACTCCTCTATCTTATCCTCCATGCTTTCTGCGGTAAAAAATGGTTTCATTTCTTCCGATTCGTTTTCTTGGAAAAAAGAGAGGTTTACTAGATACCACAATAACACTCTATTTTGAGCTTTAGTGTCAGCGGTATGATTAAATAAAGAAGAATAGCTTGTTTCCATGTCAACAATTTCCCTTCTTTTTTCAGCCATCTCTCCTAGCATATTCTTTAATTTGTCTTCGTCAGATTTAGTCTTTTTAGGTTTTGTAGAAAGTCTAGTATATTTATTTTGAAAATCGCCTAATTCAGAATACTTTCTAGTTAAAAATTGAGCATCTTCCTCACTAAGTAACCCTCCTGAGTCGCTATACTTTTTTGCGAGCATTGCCTTGGTAAGAATTCCTCTTTTGATGCACTTACTCATTTCAATGCTATATTCCATGTCGGCCTCCTCTAGCTGCCTTCTGTTGGGCTCTCTTAAAATAATCTTTACGGGGACTTCTTTTTTAACCTCTTGGGCGACAGACACTTCTTCCATTTTACCCGTGTCTTTGTTTTTTCTTTTCTTGGTCGAAGTTTCTTCTACAGTGCGCTCTACCTCAACATTAAAACTATATATTTCTTTCATATTGTATTATAAAATTAAAATTTAAAAATTACAGTGAATTTTTCCAAATCTTCGCCGTGGCTTCTTAATGAGTCGTTTCCTAAATCCAAAACTCTTTTCCTTAAGAATTGAAGTTTTTCTTTGTCAAAATAATTAGCTTGATCAATTAGACTCGAATGTTCTGGTAGTGATCTTTTTAATTTTGCGAAATGTATAGCGTGATCATCCGCTAAATCCTCCAAGATAAAAAGAAAAGATTTAAATAAATCCTTAACATGTCTTTCATACCTTTCCTGTAATAATTTTTTATCCTCCATAGAAACCTTTTTCCATATTATGTTACACAAAAAAAATATTTTTTCAAATAAAAGTGTATATATTACATATGGCTTCATTATTAACAGCAGCTCAAAAGGCAGCGCTACAAGGCGCATTTAATGATTTGCATGATACTTTTGCTCGGGAAATATATGTGTATAAGGAGGCTAAGTCGATATCTATAGCGACAAACCCTTCTTATAATGCTATATACCATCAGAATGCAGCTCAATCAAAAATAGAAACAAAACAAGTTCAATCAGGCTCTTTTATGGCTCGAATAACTTACGACACTGATCGAGCTGAACAAAATATATCATCTCCAGAAATAGATTCTCAATTAAAAATAAAAATCCCAGACGGTACAGTACGGATAAAATTAGATAAAACAGGATATCAGTATATCAGGCAAGCAAAAAGAGTAGATTTTGATGGAAGAAGATTTTCAATAACTAGCGATGTGAGACCTCACGGTTTATTTGAACCTAATTATTATACATTCTTTTTAACTCCAACAGAGAATTAAATGAATAGATTACCTGCAGATGTCAGAAGGTCGATAGAATCTCAAGCCAGCAAACAATTAGCTCCATCTGTTTTAAAGATTTTATTAAAAGAATTTGAAATAATAAAACGCAGAATGATTAGCGATTTCAATAATCATCCAGTAACTATAGAGATAGAAAATGGAGAAGA